AAGGAGGTCTTGAGTGAAACTGAGGCCTCATCAGGCGGAAGTACTTGATCGGCTAAAAGACGGGTCGGTACTATGGGGAGGAGTTGGTAGTGGAAAGTCAATCGTGGCGCTCGCTTGGTACATGGACAACTGCGTTGATAAAGACATCGTCGTCATTACAACAGCTAAGAAACGCGATAGTCTTGAGTGGCGACGTGATGCGGCAAAGTTCGGTATCGGCCCTACAAGAGATTCTACAGTTGCCGGAACAATCACTGTCGACTCGTGGAACAACATCGGAAAATACGTCGGATGCGAAGACACCTTCGTTATTTTTGACGAGCAGAGACTCGTTGGTAATGGAGTGTGGGTTAAGTCCTTCCTCAAGATCGTGGCAGAGCCGAGCAATTCATGGCTTCTCCTTACTGCGACCCCCGGAGATACATGGATGGATTACATCCCTCTCTTCATCGCCAAGGGTTACTATAAGAATCCCACAGATTTCAAGCGCCAGCACGTCGTGTATCGACCGTATGTTAAGTTCCCACAAGTAGATCACTACATCAACATCAACAAACTCGAACGGTTGAAGCAGAACGTACTGGTAGAGATGCCATACCTCAGCGCTTCTACTCGAGTGCTGGTTGATGTTTCAGTGGCGTTCGACAAGGAACTCATGAAAGTGGTTTCCGAAAAGCGTTGGAACCCGTACGAAGATCGTCCGATCAAAGATGCAGCTGAGATGTTCGCACTCATGCGGAAGGTTGTCTTCAGCGATCGGTCACGGTTGAAAGCCGTTCGGAATCTAATGGAGAAGCATGACAAACTCATCATCTTCTACAACTTCAATTACGAACTCGACATCCTTCGGGAGTTGAATGACACTTGGAGCGACATGTTCCAGGTAGCGGAATGGAATGGACACAAGAAGGAACCGATCCCTAAGACTGATAAGTGGGTCTACCTAGTCCAGTACATGGCAGGTGCTGAAGGATGGAATTGCACTGAAACTGATGCCATGATCTTCTATTCTATGACTTATTCTTACAAGATGTATGAGCAAGCGCAGGGTCGTATCGATCGGTTGAACACACCTTTCAAGACTCTGTATTACTACTCACTATTGTCAAATTCGGTAGTTGATCGTGCCATATCTGGAGCATTAGGTCAAAAACGGACTTTCAATGAACGGAAATGGATGGAACAGAACCTACCACAATTTGAAGTTTTCGAGGAGTGGGATAGTCCGCTAGCTCAGAAATATGCCGCTTGAAATGCCCGATTCTCAGGATTTGGCAAGGATTTGGCAGAAAGCGCTACGACCTAATAGTAAGTATAGGATCCCAAGATTGGCTTACCATAGCCTTTTTTGGGATTCTATACTTACTTTCACGTTGTATTTTTTTGTTCTTGCCAAAAACCAAATCTTTTGTGAAAAACTTTGTCATATCTTGTATGTTATACTTACTTCTCTATACGCGGGAAATATATAGTAAGTATAGCATTACACAAATGAAAAAGTTTTTCCTCGAAATTCTTGGTTTTTGACAAGGACCCACAAAAGTACAAAAAGTTCGAAAAGTAAGTATAGCATCGGAACTCCTATACTTACTTTTTTCCACAGTAAAAAAAGAGGCGCCAATGGATGAGGTTTGGGTAGAAATTCCAGACTTCCCTAATTACTCGATTAGTTCTTATGGAGCAGTCCGTAACGATGTCCGTCGTCGACCAGTCCATCAGAGCACGACTCTACAAGGAGAACACAAAGTAGGTTTGGTCGTTGGAGGTAAACAGTTTACCCGTTCGGTTAAGGTTCTGGTTGCTGATGCTTTCGTAGAGAAGACTAACCCGTATCACAATACCCCCATTCATCTAGATGGCAACAAGTCCAACAACCACGTAGACAATTTGATCTGGCGCCCTTTCTGGTTTGCGTGTAAGTACTCACGTCAGATGAAGACGCTACCTAGGTATGCTGGTATTGGGCCGTTGTGTGATAGAGAGACTGGACTTAGATACGATGATGTTGTGCAGGCCTCGTTTATGAATGGTCTACTGTTCGAAGAAGTACACATGTCTTTGGTTGACAAGATTCAAGTATTCCCTACATGGCAGATCTTCGATTGGGTCAAGGAGTGATTCTTATGTCTGAATAAAAGTAAGTATAGCCTCGTCCGAAAAACATGGGCTATAATAGAAGGATCACGCCCTTTTTTCTTGTCTTGGAGGAATCATGAGAGAAACTAAGTACTCCAGGGAACTTTGTAAGCGAATAGAAGCAATGTTTCCAGGCTGTATCATTCTCCGTAATGATCCAAACAAGCTACAGGGCGTCCCAGATCGCCTTATTCTTTTTCGTGACCGGTGGGCTACACTTGAGGTTAAGACTCACGCAGATGCGCCAGTCCAACCCAACCAGCCATACTATGTGGACCTTATGAATCAAATGTCATACTCCGCATTTGTATACCCGGAAAATGAATTCGAGGTAATGAGTGGACTTCAATCAACATTCGGAAATCCAAGGTAAACACGCCTTCCTTAGCCCCAGTAACTACCACTGGATCAACTACACCGATCAGAAACTGTCCGCCCGATACCGAGCAGCCAACGCCGCAGCAAGAGGAACGGCACTACACAATCTCGCTAAAGATTGTATCAAGCTCGGAGTGAAGTTGTCTAAGGCATACCCGACTCTGTCGATGTATGTCGCAGATGCAATCGCATACAAGATGGCAGTCGAGCAAGAACTCTTCTACTCCATCAACTGTTTCGGAACTGCAGACACGATTTCGTTTCGTCGAGGAATGCTTCGTATCCACGATCTTAAGACTGGAATTACCCCCGCATCGTTCAATCAGTTATACGTCTATGCGGCAATCTTCTGTCTGGAATACTCAGTTTCTCCGTTCGAGATCAAGATGGAATTCCGGATTTACCAAAACGATGATGTACTTCATGAAACGGGTGACCCTAATCACGTCGCTGCAATCATGGAGAAGATCATTGATTCCGACATGAAACTTGAACATTTGAAACAGGGAGGAGAACTGTAGTGGAAATTACTGAAGAAGACTATCTCGCACACTACGGTATTCTTCGTAGGAGTGGCCGTTATCCGTGGGGAAGCGGTGGCACTCAACTTGCACGTAACCGTAAGTTTCTAGACATCGTTGAGGAGTACCGTAAGCAAGGATACAGTGATACTGAGATCTGTCGATTCTTTGACATCAAAGATAAAGACGGAAATATCACTGAGTCTTTCTCAACCACTCAGCTTCGTGCAGCAAAGTCAATTGCAAAGAATGAGATCAAACAGTCTGAGATTACGACTGCTCAGCAGCTCAAAGCCAAAGGGATGTCCAACATCGCTATTGGTGAGCGCATGGGTAAGAATGAATCTTCTGTTCGAGCTCTTCTCTCTGCATCCACGCAGGACAAAGCAAACATCCTTCACGCCACTGCCGAAATGCTTAAAGGCGAGGTTGCTGAAAAGAAGTTTGTTCAGATCGGTAAGGGTGTTGAAAGTCACATTGGTGTTAGTGAGAACATGCTTGCTAACTCAGTTGCGGTTCTTAAGGAACAGGGTTATACCGTTCATTCGGTTCCCATTGAGCAGCTTGGTACTGGTAAGCAAACTAATGTGAAAGTTCTAGCCCCTCCCGGAACTACATGGGGTGATGTTAAGAGAGGTCAGTCTGACATCAAGCTCATGGGCCACTTCTCTGAAGATGGTGGTCGTACATTCCTTGGGCTTCATCCCCCGATTTCAATTAGTCCTAAACGTGTTCAGGTTAAGTATGAAGAAGATGGTGGCGCTGCATTGGATGGCGTCATGTTTGTACGTCCTGGAGTTAAGGATGTAAACATCGGTGGTTCTAGCTATGCTCAGGTTCGTGTCTCTGTTGGTAAAGAGCACTACCTTAAGGGTATGGCCATGTACAAAGATGATCTTCCTGACGGTGTGGACATTCAGTTCAACACAAACAAAAGTAGGGATAGCGTAGCGAACGACCTCGATGCTATGAAGAAAGTCAACCGTAAAGAAGACGGTTCGATCGACACTGACAATCCTTATGGCGCTAACATCAAGCGTCAGATCGTTGAGAAGGTTAGGGGTAAAGAGAAGGTTACCTCTGCTATGAACATCGTCAATGAAGAAGGAAACTGGAGCGAGTGGTCTAAGTCTCTTTCTTCTCAGATGTTGTCTAAGCAAAGTCCGGCCTTGGCTAAGGCTCAGTTGGACCTTACGTTTAAGCAGCGTGAGGAAGAGTTTAAGCGAATCTCTGAACTTACTAACCCCGCTGTGCGTAAGAAGCTTCTTGAAGAGTTCGGTGATGGTACGGATTCAGCCGCTGTTCGTTTGCAGGCAGCAGCTATTCCTAGAACACATGGCCATCATGTGATTCTTCCTATCACATCCATGCCACCTACGCAGATCTATGCCCCTAACTATAGGGATGGGGAACGAGTCGCTCTGATTCGACACCCCCATGGTGGTACGTTTGAGATCCCAGAACTTACGGTTAACAACAAACACCCTGAAGCTGTAAAGCTTCTTGGTATGGCTAAGGATGCAGTAGGTATCCACCATAGTGTTGCTGAACGTTTGTCTGGTGCAGACTTCGATGGTGATACGGTGTTGGTAATCCCTAACAACACAGGTAGGGTTAAGACTACCCCTGCTCTTGAGGGTCTTAAGAACTTCGATCCTCGTCGTGAATACCCTCCATACCCAGGCATGAAGCCCATGACTGCGACTGGTAAGGGTAAGCAGATGGGTGACATTACGAACCTCATCAGTGACATGACTGTTAAGGGTGCGTCTACATCTGAGATTGCCCGTGCTGTTAGGCATTCTATGGTTGTGATTGATGCTGAGAAACACAATCTCAACTATAAGGAATCTGCTGTTAGGAATGGAATCCCTCAGCTTAAAGAGAAGTATCAAGGTAAGAAGAATGCTGGTGCTGGTACCCTAATCTCTAGGGCTGGCTCTAAGGATTACGTACCAGACTTCGAACCTCGTAAGCAATCTCTTGGTGGATCCATTGACCCTAAGACAGGTAAGAGAGTCTATGACCCTACAGGTAAGGGTCGTACTAACGATGATGGTTCCTTTACGCCTAAGCTTAAGCAAGTAAAGAAGTTGGCGGTTACTGATGATGCGCATACTCTTTCTTCGGGTACTCGCATTGAGAAGTTGTACGCCGATCATTCTAATAGGCTTAAGTCTTTGGCTAACTCAGCACGTAAAGCTTCGGTTAATACCCCCCCTTCTGTTTACTCCCCCACTGCGGCAATGGTGTACAAAGCCGAGGTCACTAAACTTAAAGCTGATCTTGACATCGCCCGTAGAAACGCCCCCCTTGAGAGGCAAGCACAAGTATTAGCTAACACCTTCTATCGTCAGAAGCTGCAAGACAATCCTACAATGGATGATGCGACGAAGAAGAAGGTTCGTTATCAAGCTCTTAACGAGGCCCGTACACGCACCGGCGCAGGTAAGAAGAAGATCAAGATCACAGAAGAGGGATGGAATGCTATCCAAGCTGGAGCAATCAGTAATCACATGTTGAATCAGATCCTAACCAATGCTGACATGGATGTGGTAAGAGATCTGGCAACACCTCGCAAGCAGAAGCTGATGACACCAGCAAAGGTTGCACAAGCCAAAGCATTGTTGGCAAAAGGATTCACTCGGGCAGAGGTATCAGACCGCCTTGGTGTATCACTTACTACCCTGGATGAAGGAACGAATGGATAGGAGGAGGTAACAAGCAATGATTGAAGCAATGTTGACTACAACAGACAATCCATGGTCACCATTCACTCACTGGGATGAGTGGTTCGCATGGGATGTTACTGCTGGTTACCATACCCCCTCCTACCTGGCCAGGGTGGTGGTCACTAGTGACGAACTGAGTGAATCAGATCAGAACTTGGCGATTGAACAAGCTATTGATGAGATTGTTGAAGATAACATCACAGGAGTTTACAAAAAAGTTACCCGTGTTGTTGAACCAACTGTCTACCAATCAGACTCCGAGTTCGAGACACTCGAGATATAGGCATAGGG